GTAAGTCTACTACAACCTGTGCGTTTATCCTTTGGTATATCATTTTTCATCCAGACAAAACTGTTGCTCTACTGGCCAATAAGGGTGATACGGCTCGAGAAATTCTTGGTCGTGTCCAGCTTGCCTACCAGCATCTACCTAAATGGCTACAGCAGGGTGTTGTTGAATGGAACAAGGGTTCATTCGTTCTAGAAAATAACAGCCGTGTTTTGGCTGCTGCTACTTCTGCCAGCGCCATCCGTGGTTATACCATCAACCTTCTATTCATCGACGAAGCGGCGTTCATTGATAACTGGGATGAATTCTTCACTTCGGTTTATCCTACTATTTCTTCGGGTTCGGAGTCAAAGATTATTCTGGTTTCCACTCCAAACGGTTTGAATCACTTCCACGCTACATGGGCCAATGCCGAAAAAGGCACTAACGGTTATCATCCAATTCTAGTTAATTGGCAAGCAGTTCCTGGTCGTGATGAAAAGTGGAAGCAAGATACTCTGGCTGGTATGAACTTTGACCTCGAGAAGTTCGATCAGGAATATAACTGCGAATTTTTGGGTTCGTCAGGCACCCTGATTGCTGGTTGGAAGCTCAAAGAATTAGTTTCTTCTAACCCCATCTTACAAAAAGATGGTTTGACGCAGTTCCGGGCGGTTGAACCGAATCACGTTTATATGATGGTTTGCGACGTTTCTCGTGGTAAGGGGTTAGATTATTCAGCCTTCCAGTTGGTAGATGTTACAACCATGCCATATCAGCAGGTCGGGGTTTATAGGAATAATGCTATCACACCACTTGATTATGCTGATATTATACACAGAACAGCCAAGGCATATAATAATGCCTCTGTTTTGGTCGAGGTTAATGATATTGGTGAACAGGTTTCAACTTCATTGAATTATGATTTTGGGTATGAGAATGTTTTGTTCACCGAAAACGCTGGCCGATCCGGAAAGAGAATTACTACTGGATTCGGCGGAGGAAGCGTTGATAAGGGTGTCCGAACTACTAAAATTGTTAAGTCGATCGGCTGCTCTATTTTAAAACTGCTCATAGAGCAAAACCAGTTCGTTGTGAATGATATAAACACTATTAGCGAATTGGGAACCTTTTCTAAAAAGGGAACTTCGTATGAAGCCGAGCCAGGAAAGCATGATGACTTGGTCATGTGTTTGGTTCTCTTTGCTTGGCTATCAGACCAACAGTATTTTAAAGACTATACCAATATCAACACTCTTATGTCATTGAGAGATAAAACTGAGGATGACATTGAGCAGGATCTTGCTCCGTTTGGGTTTGTGGATTCCGGAAGGGATGATTTTGTAGAAGAAGAATATGAGAGATTTGTAGGTGATTCATGGATGTGGAACCAACCGCAGGACTTCTAAAAAAGCTCATTTTATAAATATAAAAAATTCATAATTGTAAGTTCTCGCAAAAGGGAGAAAAATAAATGGCTTTCCAACTATCACCTGGAGTAAATGTATCTGAGATCGACCTTACAACAGTCGTTCCTTCAGTCGCCACAACCGATGGCGCCTTTGCTGGCGTTTTCCGTTGGGGTCCAATCGGAGAAAGAGTTCTAGTAGACTCTGAAAATGCACTAGTTTCTAGATTTGGTAAACCAACCAACTTCAACGGCGAAACATTTTTCACAGCTGCTAACTTCCTATCATATACAAACCGTCTATGGGTTTCACGTGCTGCTGACGTTACTGGTGCAACTCCAGTTGTTTCAGGTAATACATCTGGCGCAAACAACGTTCTATTGCTTTCTAGCACAACTGCAATCACAGTAGGTATGTATCTAACACAGTGTTCAAACAGTACCATTACATTTGGTAACAGTTCAGTAAACACTAACGTTCTATCAACTATTTCAGTTATTACTAAGAACTCAAGTTCTGTAACACTTTCAAGCAACGTAACAGCTTCTCAGAATGGCGTAAGTTTCTATTTTGCCGATCCTGTTTCAGCATATACTTCTGTTGCTATGGAACCAAATTCAGCCGCTTTCGGCGCTAATTCTTTTGTTGCTAACCTTGTTAATCAGATTGTAAAGAATGATAATGATTATGCTGATAAGGATGGCAATTTCGATCCAGACGTTATCTACGTTGCAAGATTCCCTGGAGACATGGGTAATTCTCTAAGAATTGGTATCTGCGATAATGCTGACAGCTTCAATTCAAACGTTGCTCTAATTGGCGCAAATGTTGGTGGTAGCGGTGTAACTGCAAACGCTCTAATGGAATTCCGCCTTGGTTCAAACGTTGCAACAATTAAGTTTGCTGGCACTACAAATGCTGCTGCAAACGGTGTTGCTTCTAAACTAGCAAGCGGCGATCAGATCCTAGCTGGTAACAGTTCGATCAATCAGCAGTATTTGATGGTCAAACAAGTTTCTGTAGGAAGCAATGCAAGCTACATTAACACTTCAACTATCGGATTCAGCGGTCTAGACGTTTCTAGCAATACTAACTTTATTACTATTGCGAATAATCCTTATTCAAATGGTGATATTGTTAACTATTCTAACACTGCTGGTAATAGCCAGATTACTGGTTTGACTCAGGGTATTAACTATAACGTCATTCAGGCTAATTCTTCAGGTCTAAAACTATCTCTAACACCATTTGGTGACGAGATTGATATATCTTACACTTCTGGAGCTAATGCAACTCTAGTTGCAAACACTACAGTAGTTCAGATTGATTTTGAAGATCCATATAGACTAAGAACTAACTTCACAACTAACACTGTTCAGCGTTATTGGGAATTCTTTAACGTTGTTGACGTTGCTCCTGGCCAGTCAGATTACGTTCTTTATAACGGTAATACTTCTGCACAAGACGAACTTCATGTTGTAGTTGTTGACGATAGTGGTAAATTCTCTGGAACTCCAGGAACAATTCTTGAAGTTTATAAGGGTCTATCACGTGCTACTGATGGTAAGAACAACGACGGTACAGGTAACTACTACAAAGATATAATTAACCAGAATTCTAATTATATCCGTTGGGCAAACGATCGTAGTAGCGCTCCATCGGCAACTGCTCTAAACGTTGTATCGGCCTCCTCTTCTGCCCCTGCAAATATCACTTTTGCGCTTGGTGCTGATGGTTTAAATGAATCAACAGCTACAATTGGCATTCTAGGTGCAGCATATGACCTATTCCAGTCAGCTGAAGACATTGACATCTCATTGGTTATCCAAGGAAAGCCAGTCGGTGGAACTACTTCAGTTGGTGGTAGAACAGTATCAGGTTATCAACTAGCTAATTACTTGATTGATAATCTAGCAGAAACTAGAAGAGATTGTGTTGTTCTAGTATCTCCAGAAAGATCAACTGTTCTTAATAACGTCGGCGATGAAGCTGTGGATCTAAAGGCATGGAGAGGCGCTCTAAACAGTTCTTCTTATGCTATCATGGATTCAGGTTATAAGTATCAGTATGACCGTTACAATGACGTTTATCGTTGGGTCCCACTAAATGGTGACATTGCTGGTATCTGCGCAAGAACAGATACTACAAATGACGCTTGGTGGTCACCAGCTGGTTTCAACCGTGGTCATATCAAGAACCTTGTGAAACTAGCATTTAACCCACGCAAGGCTGAACGTGACGTTCTCTATAACAACGGCATCAACCCTGTTGTAACATTCCCAGGACAGGGAACTGTTCTTTATGGAGATAAGACACTTCAGGATAAGCCATCTGCATTCGATCGTATTAACGTTCGCAGATTGTTTATTGTTCTTGAGAAGGCAATTGCTACTGCTGCGAAATATCAGCTATTCGAGTTCAATGATGCTTTCACTAGAGCACAGTTTAGAAATCTTGTAACACCATACCTACGCACCATCAAGGGACGTCGTGGTATTACGGACTTCTATGTTGTATGTGACGACACTAATAACACTCCACAAATTATTGACACCAATCAGTTTGTTGGAGACATCTATATTAAACCTGCTAGAAGCATTAACTTTATCCAGCTTAACTTCGTTGCTGTCCCAACTGGTGTTCAGTTCTCTGAAGTTATCGGTAAGTTTTAATAAATAGATAAAATATTCTAGGAGTAAAATAGATGGCTTTTAATATTAACTCTTTTAAAGTAAACGGACTACCATGGGGGGGCGCACGCCCCTCCCTCTTCCAAGTCCAAGTAACACCACCACCTACTCTACCTTTGAACCCAGAAGCATTTAAAAAGCTAGTGTTCACTTGTAGAGCAGCAGAACTTCCTGAGTCAACAATTTCTCAGATTGAAGTACCATACTTCGGTCGTAAGATTAAAGTTGCTGGCGAAAGATCTTTTGCTGATTGGTCAATCACAGTAATGAACGATGAAGATTTCTCTGTACGTTCAATGTTTGAAGCATGGCAGAATGCTATCAACACTATGCAGACTAACATTCGTCTACCTGAAGCCTCTTTTGAGCAGTATAAGGCATTTGCTGTTGATGTAACCCAGTTTGCTAAGGACGGAGAAGTTCTTCGTGTTTATCAGCTAGTTGGTGCTTTCCCAACTCAGATTAGCGGTGTAACTCTTGGATGGGATACACAGAATGCTATTGAAGAGTTCACTGTTAACTTTGCTTATGACTACTGGCTACCAGTGGTTGAAGATGCTTCTGTCAAGACAGCTGGTAAGGTAACACCATATCTAGCTCAAACCGACATTGGTCCGGTAATCTAAATAAACTAAACTATGTGAATGGAGGGAGTCAAAACTCCCTCCAACTTTTGGAGAAATAAATGGCATATACCTATCTTATCGGCTGGAGTAAATTTAATAAATTTTATTACGGAGTTCGATTTAGTAAGAACTGTCGTCCAGAAGATTTATGGGTCACATATTTTACTTCTTCAAAACATGTAAAAACTTTCGCTGATCTATACGGCGATCCGGATATCATTCAAATAAGAAAAACTTTTGGAGATGAAAATAAAGCTCGTCTTTGGGAAGAAAAAGTTTTAAAGAAAATGAAAGTTGTGAAAAATGATAAATGGATTAATAAAACCGATAACATATCAATCGATTCAGAATGTGCACTAAAAGGCACTTTAACTCATATTGGAAAAAAACGTTCTGAAAAAACAAAACAAAAATTACGTGGTCCAAAATCAGAACAACATAAATTGAATATGAAAATCGCTCGTAAAAAATTATTCGAAAGTGGTTACAAAAATCCAAATCCAGCTTTGAGGGAAGACGTTAAAAAGAAAATGTCTGAAATTAAAAAAGTTTCACAAAAAGGCGAATTGAATAATATGTATGGTAAAAACGTTTATAATAATGGTCTAATAAACAGAGCTTTTAATCCTAATGAAGTTCCAGAAGGTTGGGTGAAAGGGAGACATAAATAATGGATTTATTCGGTTTCGAATTTAGAAAAAAGATACCAGAACCAGAGCTACCGTCTTTCGCTCCCCCAAAGGACTCGGATGACGGTGCAGTAGTCGTATCAGCAGGTGGTGCTTTTGGCACCTATGTTGATCTTGATGGTACAGTACGTTCTGAAGCAGAGCTAGTTACAAAATACCGTGAGATGTCATTACAGCCAGAATGCGATGCTGCTGTTGATGAAATCGTTAATGAATCAATTTCAATTGATGAGGAACATATTGTTCAGATTAATCTTGAACAGCTAAAAGTCAATGAAAATATCAAAAAGATTATTCGTGATGAGTTCCAACATTGTTTGAACCTTTTAGGGTTTAACAAATACGCTTATGAAATTTACCGTCGTTGGTATATTGACGGTCGTTTGTATTATCATGTTATCATTGATGATAACGACCCAAAAGCAGGTATCAAATAAATACGTTACGTTGACCCACGTAAGATTCGTAAAGTCCGTGAGGTTCAAAAGAAAAAAATTCAAGCCAATAATCCAGGCGATGCAGTTGTTACCAAAACAGTAAATGAATATTTCATTTTCAATGACAAAGGTTTCAACTTCGGAAATAAAGCAGTCGGTCCATCTACTACAGGACTAAAGATTGCTAAGGATTCAGTTTTACATATTGTGTCAGGTCTTACTGACAATCAGGGAACAATGGTTCTCTCATATCTACATAAAGCAATCAAGCCACTTAATCAGTTAAGAACATTGGAAGACGCTCTAGTTATCTATCGTCTTGCTCGTGCACCAGAACGTCGTATTTGGTATATTGACGTTGGTAATCTTCCTAAGATGAAGGCAGAGCAGTATGTTCGTGACATTATGGTTAAGCATAAGAACCGTTTGATTTACGACGCACAGACTGGCGACATTCGTGACGATCGTAAGTTCATGACGATGCTTGAAGACTATTGGCTACCACGCCGTGAAGGTGGTAGAGGTACGGAGGTTACTACCCTACCAGGTGGCCAGACACTGGGACAAATGGACGACGTCCTATACTTCCAAAAGAAGTTTCTACAGGCGCTTAATGTTCCAGTGTCAAGACTTAATTCAGATGCTCTATTCTCAGTTGGTAGAGCAACAGAAATTACTAGAGACGAATTAAAGTTCAATCGTTTCTGTATTCGTTTAAGAGGAAGATTCTCAAACCTATTCCTCGAAATGTTAAAGAAGCAACTAATTCTCAAAGGTGTTACTAATCTTGAGGATTGGAATGCAATTGTTGACGATATCCGTTTTGACTTTGCTAAGGATAACTACTTTACAGAACTTAAAGATGCTGAAATTCTTGAAGGTCGTATTAACCAAGCAAGAAATATTCAGGATATGATTGGTAAATATTATTCACATGAATGGGTTCGTAAAAACGTTCTTCTTCAATCAGACGATGATATTGATAAAAATGATAAGGCAATTTCTAACGAAAATAATCTTGCTGAGCAGGGCGAATATAGATGGGTCAATCCTATGGTTCTGCAGAACGAGCAGATGCTCCAACAGCAGGATATGATGAATCAACAAGTGCAAGATCAGCAATTACAACCTGGAGTTGAAGGATCGCAAGGTCAAGATCCAGAACTAGCTCAAAAAATGCAACAAGTTCATAACGCTCAGATTATTGTTGATCAAATGAAAAAGATGCCAAAGGCAAATAGAACTATGGCAGATGAAGCAAAATATAAAGCGGCAGTGCAGATACTTGCAAAAAATCCAGATCTAGCTTCACAAGTTAGGGCTGGTGGTGCACCGCAGACACAACAATAGAGGATGAATGTAAATGACTGACACTAATAAATATGAATTAGATGACTTAGTTATTTCTGCAATAGAGCAGAGACCAACAGATTTCGAATCAGCATTTAATGATTTAATCATTGATCGTATTTCTACAGCTATTGAAAACAAAAAAGTAGCTATTGCTCAGCAAATGTATGGATATGAACCAGAAGCTGAAGAACAAGAAATAGACAACTCAGAGGAAGAGGATAATGGCGAAGAAACTTAGAGATATTGCCGGTAAAGGCCAGTTCGCCGGAGTACATAAAAGCACAGTTGCTCCGCCAGATATTGACGATAAGAATCTTTACAACTGGGATGGTGCTAAAGATGGTGTCGCTTTTATTAAAAAGCATGACACAGAAACTCACGAATATCCTTATGATGCAGAAGCTGCCTTCAAGGGTAAGAAGGGTGGTAGCAAAACTACCAAATATAAGTTTCAGAAAGATGATGTTTATGAATCATCTTGTAATCACACCAATGAAGGTGTGATGTGCGAAGTTCACGGCGAGTCTGCCTGTCCATCTGGTTCAGATCAAGAGCCAAGATATA